GACGGAACCAACTGGTTTAAGGTCTAAACATGGCCGCGGTTGTGATCGTGAGAGGTGGCATCGCTCTTTCGCGCGTTTTTGTTCGGCTGGCAAGTGCGCTCGGCGGCAAAATTAAAAGAGAGGTAAAACAGAAGGTAAAAGAGAAGTTTGCTGGGCCGTTTGAGCCAGAAGTCATCTCTTTCGCAGATATTCAGAAAGGAAAAGTCGCTGAAAGAGCGGTTTTGGCAGCGGCTCAAGTTGTCAAAAATGATGCGATCTCGTTAGTCCCGAAAGGCACCGGGCTACTCGCCAGCTCCATCGGGATCCAATTGGTACCGGTAGGTAAGGGATTGGGTATTCAAATCAAGGGAGCAGGGGCATCAGCGACTGTATTCACTGGATCTAGGGCAGATCTACAAATCGACGCAAATGCGAGCGGATATTATCCCGCGGCTTTGGAATTTGGATACAGGCACGCCAGAAGCGGCAATTTTGTGCCGGCGCGGCCATATTTACGACCGGCGCTTTATAATAATCAGTCACGGGTGTTGAATATTATGAAAAGGGAGCTTCGCCTGGGCATATTCAAGGTCTCCAAAACTGGAATGAAGGTCCTGGACGTATCGCGATCAACAATTTCCACCGCAATCCCCCAAACAGCCATAAACCGTTTAGCGACAAGGCTAGTTACTCAATAATGGCATTTCGCGAAGATTTACACGCTTTCTTACTCACCCAAACCACATTGACGGCCTTGGTGGGCAAAAGAATCAATCCCAGTTTCGCAGAAACCAGAAAACCAGATACCTACGTCACGTATCAGAGGATCGCACAGCAAACCACCCACCACCAGGCATCGGGAAACAGTACGTCGCTTATTAAGTGGGAACGATATTCTTTCGATTGCTGGGGAAAGACTTCTGTAGAATCCGATGCGATCGCGCAAGTCTTGGAAGACATCCTGGATGGATTCACCGGACTCATGAACACGACCAGGGATGTGCGGCGTGTTTTCATGCAAACATCGCTGAATAATCACGTCCCGCCGATCGATGGCAGCCAGGTTGTAGACTTTCGGAGCACGATCGATTTTCTCTTCTGGTTCTTCAAAAGTATCCCTTGACAGGAATTTGAGCTTTGCTATATTTAACAGAACGAGGAAAAGATCATGGCTAGAGAGCTAAATAAAGCGGGCGATGTGGATTCTGACATTTTCAGAATCAGCGGAAGAGATCTCCCAGCGAAATTGCAGATCATTGGGGCCAACGAGACCGCACAAATTCACGTCGCTGGCGACGGAACCACCAAAGAAACCGCGCTGGCCACGATGGAACAATATAAAAGGGCTGGAGCAGCCCAAATAATCGATCGATCCAATGACAACGCGATCGCACTGGACACCGTTGGGATCTACCAGATCAAGGGTAAAAGCGGCGGAGTAGCAAGAATCCATCTTTCAACACCAGGTGATCTATAAATTGAGTCTCGATTCTGATTTAACCGATACGCTCACCAAGCCATTGACCAGCACGCTTACAGACCTGGACAACGTCGATAAAGGACCGACAAATGCCCGATTATTGGAAAATGGGGGTGTCCGGCTTCTCGAGGATAACAAAATCCGGATTCTGGAATAATCATGGCGGCGAATGAGAAAATCACTGACATGGACACGGCGGATCCGATCGTCGGGGACGAAAAGGTCGAGGTCGTCCAGAATGGAGATAACAAGCAGAGCACGCCACTCGCGATAACAGCAGCAGTAAACGAATCACTCGAGGGCCGTCTAGAGCGCTTAAATTTAATTTTCGTTTCAGTTTCATCGGTAGATGTGAGCACTGGATTTGCCAGAGACACCACGAACGTAAAACAAATCAAATTAACATCCACCAAGACCGCGGATATCACGGTCAGTGGGGCCGGTGGGCTGGACACTGGCGGAGAAGCAGCGGATACCTGGTACGCGGTCCACGTGATCGGTGACAGCACGGGAGTCAACGCTCCGGATGTATTGCTATCTGTGAGCGACACGGCACCGACACTGCCAGGGACGCACGATATATTCCGTCACGTCGGATGGATCCGGAACAATGGATCCAACAACTTCCTGAAATTCACTCAGAGCGGCGTGGGACGCACCAAGGAATATCAATACGACGAATCCCGGGCGGATCTGAATATTTTATCTGGGGGCACCGCGATCGCATTTGCGACGATTTCTGCGGCGGCGTTCGTGCCACCGACATCAAATTTCTGTGTGATAGGTGTGGATTGGGACCCCAAAAGCACCGGCGATGAATTCGTACTCAGGCCATCAGATCATACCACAACACTCGCGAATTACCCATGGCGCTTCCGATCGGAAGTAAAATCATCGACGGATTGGCGGGATCAGATCGAAATGTTTCTTGATTCCAGCCAGCAATTCGATTACGCGATCACGGACGTTTTGGGCAGCTTAGGAGCGTCAATTATATGGTTCGAGGATCAAATATGATACAAAAAGCGGTGATCGAAACATCTTCCGGAGATTTGCTGCGGGCCGGATTCACGGATTTCTCCGGGGATGGCAGTTTCGACAGCGGTTCCGAGGAGTATCGGGTCGATTGCCCGCATCCAGCCAAGCGCAGAGGCCAGCCAGGAGAATCCAATATGCACCGCTGGAACGGATCGGCCTGGGTGGAAGTGGCTCAACCCTAGAACATTATTTCAAAGCATTACAATCATATAAAGAGAGGATAAGACCATGTCACAACCAAAAGTTGATTTAGGAACCGGGATAACCATCGTATTCCCCGACTCGGGATTCGCGGCGGAGATCGTCGACATGGGGATATCTGGCATATCCCGGTCGATGTCAGACACCACCCACCTGGCAACGCCACAGGCAGCCTCCGGTAGTCACGGATCAAAGACATTCCTGCCAGGGGATCTCTCTGACGGTGGTGTACTTGAGATTGAAGGCCACTTCAACCCAGACGACGGGATCCCAATTGAGTCGCCAAGTGAGCAAGTTACAATCAACTGGCCGGACAATGCGGGAGTTTCCGCCGCGGCAAAATGGGAATTCCCCGGCGCAATGTTCGATTTCAACATAACCGGACCGCTTGAAGACAAGATGGGATTCACCGCATCAGTGAAGGCCCTGGGAGAAGTAGTCAGAACCCCATCGGTATCAGTATAATGAAGAAAATCGAGATACTTCATAATAATCGCAACCTGGGAAAGAAAGGCGAAGTCGTCGAGCGTGAAGACAAGAAAGCCGATTATTGGATCGGTTTGAGGTACGCGAAAGAGGCCGGAGATAAGAAGCTCTCGACAGCGTCAGCTCCCAGCTTAAATAAACCGATCGGAGGAAAGAAAGACCAAGCTCCGGGCAACTAATTTTCAGAGGGGGCTATCATGCTGACGAGAGAACAAATACTCGAAGCAGACGACATAAAACGAGAAGAAATTGACGTTCCGGAATGGGGCGGAAAAATTCTCGTTCAAACGATGAATTCTAAAGATCGTGATCGTTGGGAAGAAAAGCAGGTCAATGACCCGTATAACAACATCAGGGCGTCGCTAATTGCCAAGATGGTTGTGGACGAAGCAGGAGAGCGGGTATTCACAAACAAAGACATCGAAGCACTAGGGGCAAAGTCATCAGGTCCAATGGCAAAGATCTTCAAAATCTGTCAGGATATGAATGGGCTCACGAAAGAAGATATCGACAAATTGGAAAAAAACTCCGAAAGCGACCAGAACGAATCTTCTGGCACAAACTAGCCGCACGTCTAGGTCGCTCCGTCGATGAAGCCCAGAAGACTATCAGCCGAGAGGAATACAAATCTTGGATCGCTTTTGATCGAATTAACCCTATCGGCGGCGAGCGCGGCGATATCCAAGCTGGTATCATTGCCAGCACTCTCGCGAATACTAATCGCAGAAAGGGAAAAAAACCGTTTAAAATCTCTGACTTCATATACCCATGGGGAAGCGACGATTCAAGCAAGCAGAAGAAAATTAAGGATATGAGGTGGGCCGCGATGTCAAACAAGAAATTCAAGAAAGAGCAAAAGGCGAAAAAGTAGAATGGCGCTGATCGGACAACTTGAAGTTGGCGTAAAAGCCGACACCACGAATTTCGTGCGTGGGATGAAACAGTCCAAAAAAGAGACGGACTCATTCCTGGGGTCACTGAGCGCTCTTAAAGTATTGGCAGTGGCCGCCATTGGAGCGCTTACGGCTGGATTCACGATAGCATCGATCAAGAATACGATCAAATCTATCGCAGCGCAAAAGAGGTTTTCGGATCAGCTGGGTATCTCGTTTGAGAAGCTCCAGGAATTACAATTTGCAGCTGAGCAGACTGGAGCGTCGACCACGGATTTGAATTCCAGCCTGCAAGCGATGCAGCGCTCATTGGTAATCGCTCTCGACTCAACAAGCAAAGAGGCCAAGGCGCTGAAACAAATCGGACTCACAGCAGAAAATCTCCTCAGGCTGTCAATGGAAGACCGGTTTCTGGAAATTGGAGAATCGATTAAAAAGATGGGGGGTCAAACCCGCCAGGCAATTATCGCGCAGCGCATCTTCGGT